ATTGATACTGTATGGGCTGACCGGACTATCGGTTGTGTATGCGAGATCTTGGTAGATGTCGTAGCCACCAAACAGCTCATCGGCACCTGCTCCTGTGAACAAAACTCGTTGAACACAGTGTTTTGTTGCTAGCCATTGTCCAACAAAACTCCATGACAGTGCTGGCAACCGAGTACGAGAAACAAGTTGTTGTAGTTCTGCGGCCCACTCAGTGGGATCAACCGGTAACTGGTGCAACTTTGACTGTTCTTGGTCGGTTAAAAAATATTCGATACAATCCACAATAGGATCTTTGCCTAGATTATTCACTGCATACAGTTCCAGATTTGGAATATGACTTAGAATAACGTTGCTGTCCAGTCCACCTGAATAGGTCAGTGCTGCTGTACAGTTGGGAATCATGACCCGAGTGACTTGAGCCCAGACTGTTCGAAAATCTTCATAGGCCTCATCCAAGTTGGTGTGTGTTGGGGCGGTGATCCAGGACCATATGCTATCAATGGTTTTCGTCGCATGGCCATCCTGGTAAAGTTTTCCAGGTTCAATTTTGATAATGCCAGCCCAGGGAGTTTGATCAAGCATGGTCCAGGTCTTGTTGACATATGGCACAGGTATTTTTGCCACGTCAATGTATTCAAGTATAGGCGCGATTTCAGAACACACAATTAGAATCTGATCATCTTGATACTGATACAACGATCTTTCGCCTTGTGGATCGGTTGCATATAATACCTGATTGCCGTCAGTCCAGGCCCAGGCCCAAGGTCCCCAGCCCAAATTGATTTGGTCAAGATTGTTTTCCACGCAGTCGTGTACAAACTCCACATCATTGGTATAAGCACCCAGCTCGCGGTAGTTGTAGATTTCGCCATTGTAGGCCAAAAAGTTGATATGGTCTTGATGATAGTAATCCGTGGTACCGGTGATGTGTAACACAGTCTGTCCTATAAAGATGTTGTTATCGTAGCGATATCGTGAGAAATCAGGACCGCGACTGTTTAACAGAGCAAACGCTGCCAAATGTTTTTGTAACGGAATGGAGTCTAGGCTCTTGACTAGTAATATGCCACACATAGCAATCTACTTAGCCGTAAAAAAGCACCCGAAGGTGCTTTTTAGGTGGTTTCTGTTACGAGGTATTTCCTACCCTAAGCAGTGATTAAACTGCTAATGATTGGCGTTTTACTGAACGAGCAGAGAACTTGACGTTCTTACCAGAAACAGTTACTTCGCCTGTATTTGCGTTTGCATTTACGGATTTTGCTTGATTTACAGTCATCGCCTACTGTGTTGCCTTTTTCGTTATCTCGCCACGTCGAAACCGGTCGGACCCACCGAAGCATATTGGTTGACCCTTTAAATCAGATAGAGATCAGTGCTCTATGACGCAATATGCTTTGGTGGATCCGGGGGGAATCGAACCCCCGTCCGCAACGCCTTCACTACGAAGGAATTACAACAATTCTTTTACTTATCAGAGCCGTATACTTCCACAACAACTCTGCGGTTTTCGCTACGTCCCTGTGCGGTTTTGTTGGTGGCAACAGGCTCACGTTCGCCTTTGCTGTCGACATACACACGACCGGGTTCGAGGCCTTTTGAGACCAAATAGTTTCTAACTGCATCGGCACGACGCAGACCCAAATCCAGATTGTATCGATCAGAGCCCACGCTGTCGGTGTGTCCGGTAGCGATAATCACTTCAACATTTACCGAGCTCAATCGGCCTATCAACTGATCCATGGCTTTGCGACCTTCGGGTTTAAGCACAGCACGATCAAAGTCGAACAGTGTACGTGAGAGATAGGTCACGCGAAGAGCTTGGACTGTGTTTGTCGCAGGTTTTTCGACCTTTGGTGCCGACTTGACTGGTGCTGGCTTAAGAGCACCATCACATTCAGCGGCTGCTGTGGCCGGAGTCCAGGCACTGTCTCTCCAACACAAGCCTGTGGAATTGACCACAACTCCAGCTTGACTGGTCCAGTTGTCATGAGCTGAAGCAAGCGAGCTTACAGCCAATAATAGTAATAATACGTTACGCATCGTGATTTCCTTTTAAAACGATATTTATGGTGGGCCTTGTTGGATTTGAACCAACCACCCAGCGATTATGAGTCGCTTGCTCTAACCAAATGAGCTAAAGGCCCTGATCTTTATTATACTACTAGGGCCGGTAATTGTCAAGCCAACGTTTGAAATCTCCGTATAGATTGATCATGACTGCTTCGGCACTGCCAAATATGATGATCTGTTTGGGTATCATTTGTTTGGTCATGATATAGTAAGGTGACTGTATTTTCCTATCCATTTCCAACAGGCGATCGCTAGTCATACTTTTTGGATCAGTGATATCAAATGTATAGTGTGTCAGGTCAAGAACTCGATCAAACACAAGATAGCCCGCATGAGTAAGTCTAAGACCGCCAGTTGACCTGATATTGTGCCACCAAGTTTTCATTGCAATTTTTTCGGTAATACCAGATTCTGGATCTAATTTTTTTACTAGATCATGTGTCAGTTGTTGTCGTAGATTGCGCACTTCAAGGAAAAATTCTGTCGCCTTGTGTAAGCACTACTACACTAAACTTGTCGGTTTTGAATTGAGTGTTGAGCTTTTTGGCCAAGTTGATAGCATGTCCAGGGTTGCTGAAACTGACCTTTTTGTATTTGGGTCCAGGATATTGTACCAAGAGATTTGACGTTTTGAGATTGATAGGTTTGCTGTCATAAAATACTGCCCACACTCCATCGCTACCTAACACCTGTTCGGTTTTATAGGTAACTCGATTTGTGATTTCGGCAAGTACAGTTGGCTTGGGTCTACTCATGGTGTATTATTTATGACCGTAATATACCAATATTAATAACTGCCACCATCCATCTTGACTGTGATTGTTTCTTCACTGCGGGTATTTACAGCAGCCGATCGCACGGTTTCCAGATCCAACAACAGGCGTGTGATATCAGCCAATAGGTCTTTGGCTTCGGTCATGGTTAAAACCAAATCACGTCCGCCTCTGGCATCTTGACCTTGCACTCGGTCAATGAACCGATTTATGTGCAGGCTCAACGGTGTACCTCGTTCAAATACGGATCCAGCCATGGAGGTGTCCAACCTTCGGGCTTGAGTATCTTGCCATCCGCACGCTTGAGTACCGTTCCGGTAGCAGGATCGATCTTGTCAAGATTGCTACGCATGACTTCGTTCCAGGCACCTTCGGCATCAGCACCCATGCTGTGTATGGCACCAATTGTGACAACAAGTATGTCAATCAAGGCATCAAGGTCGGTGACCGGATGCTGACTGTCTTCGAGTTCCTGTACTTCTTCTCGGATCAGGTCAAGGTATAGAGCATACTGATCGCGATTCTCGATGCCCACAGTTTGACCACAGGCCTGCATGAAACTGGCCTGGTCTTGAAATGGATTAGTCATGAGTGACCTCCTGTGTGTTAAAAAATGGTCCATGATAAGGATAGCGTTGTAACACTATGAGTTTGGGATCTTGCACGATACGCCACTTGCGACCTTTCTTGACTGCGTACCAACCGGCCGCAAACCAACTGCGACTCTTGGCCGTCTTGGTGTAGAGTGGCAAGGCATGCGGTACGTCCCAGACCGGATTGTGTACACGACTTGCAGTGGGATAGCCATGCACCGCATGTGTTGTGGTCGATCGAGGCCGTGTTCGGATCATGGGCGGTTCAAATCGAACTCCAGTACGCTGTTCAACCATGCGTATGGTCTTGTACTGTGTGATCTGATTGTTTAATCGGACTTGGTATCCACCGGCACAGGCTTCCACGTTGCCGACCTTTTCATCATTCTGTTGTAATATCCAAAACTTTTTGTCAATTACGGGTTTCGCTACTAGCATTAGTTCTCCTTGATCTACATTGTTCCTGCACGGTCACTGGCACATCTGGATGCCATCCACCGATTAACTGTCTACAATCATACCTTACGACCACAGTGTCGGATTCTACAACATGCATGAGCGAGATAAAAAAAATTATGGTCCCAACCACACCGACAGAAATAGATAATAGCAACTTCATTCTAACACTCCTGCATAGGTAAGATTCATCCAACGTCCAAAATGTTCAGCACTTTCACTGCACTTGTTCAATTCATATTTGCCACAGAACTGCATGAATCTCACACCCACCTGCCCCACGTCCTTGTGACTGATCTGTTCGCGGATGGCAGAGTCTACTGTCAGTTTAACATCTTCGGGTTGTGCTGTCAAGTCAATCAAGGTCCTGTTGCGTTCGTAATCATCTAGTACTCTATGCTCCACTCCATCTGGATCAGTCCAGCGTTGTAGCATCATGTTGTTCCAGTTGTAGCCTTTACGGTCTCGGTCCGCATAGGCTTCTTGGAGCCCGACTTTGTTCTTTGTGCCTTTTGTTCTAACGCCCGGGAAGGCGCTAAACACATTGTCGCTACTGTCGCCCCGCATGCATTTTTCAAACAAAAGCCACGCTGGATCAGGGACCGTTTTAGCTTGTTTTGTTTTTTTGTCAATAACCTGTTCACCTTTGGCATCAAAGATTCCTTTCGTGGTCAATAGCTCATCTGTAATACCGTTGTATTGCGTGACATTGTCGGCTAGTAATTGTACAAAATCAGTATCACTACTGATAATTATGTGTTCGTCTTGGGGGTGTAAGGCAATCCATCTTGCTATAATGTCATCGGCTTCGGCAGTTGCGCACCGGACGACACTACAGTTGGTTCTTTCAGACAAGTATTTAGTCAGGCTATCGTAGGTCTCCCAGAACATGGCATCTTCTTCGGCCTCTTTTTCTGTGAGTGCGACACGGGCTACTGCACGATTGGCTTTGTAGGGTTTGTAATGATCTTTGCGCCAACTGCGTCCTTCCAGTGCAAAAACCACATGATCAGCCTCAAATCTACGGGCCACTTTGTTGGCAGCCATCAAGG